AGAGATAAACCGTGAGTTTAACAAAATGGTTCGGAGAAAACTGGGTAGATATATCAAGACCCAAAAAAGGTGGTGGCTTTGAAAAGTGTGGACGCAGTAAAGCTGGGAAGAAAAAATATCCTAAGTGTGTGCCTGCAGCAAAAGCCGCCCGAATGACTCCTGCTCAAAGAAAGTCAGCGATTCGTCGTAAAAGAGCAGTAAAACAAGGTGTTGGTGGAAAGCCAACAAACGTAAGCACTTTCGCAAAGAAGAAGAGAAGACAAAAGCGTGCTAGACGAGGATAAGTGGACAGCTTACTTTGAAAAGATTTCAGATGTTTGTCCTTGGTCTTTAGAGGCATGGAATAATAACGAAATACGAGTCTTTGAAGGTTTTGAAAAAGTTCGTCCACTTATAGGAAAGAAGGCACATCTTTATTTTCTTCCATACTTTTCAGATGATGACTTGTATGAATTAGCAGAAGACTTAAACGATGTTTTTGATGAATATGAGTTTCTTTGGTCACATCCAGACTTTACAAAAGGAGGGAACAGAGCAGCTCCAGTACCTGTACTAATACAGCAAGACAGAGAGCTTTTGGAGTATCTTCGTGGCAATAAGCAAAAGAAAGCATAAAACTTATATCAAGAAAAAAGATATTTATAAATCCTCAACTGCTGCTCGAAAAAGAGCGCGAGCCCTTGGTCTAAAAGGCATACACTCACATGGTAGAGGAGACGACAAGCGATTTATGCCCGGTAGCTCCCACCAAGCGTACTTAAATAAAGTACGAAAGAGAAAATAATGGCACTAACAGCAAAGCAAAAGAAACTTCCACCTGCTTTACAAAGAGCTATTCTAGCAAAGCAAAAGGGTATGGGTAAAAAGAAAAAGCCCGCAAAGAAAAACGGCAAAAAGCGCGGTAAGAAGCGTTCAAGTCGAGGCTAATGCCAGGCATATCTGTACCTCCTTCTTTCGGGAAGGAGGTAGCCAGAAAAAGAAAACGGAGAAAGAAACGTGCCAGTAAGAAAAGTAAAAGGCGGGTATAAGTGGGGCAGCTCTGGCAAGGTCTACAAAAGAAAAGGAGATGCTTTGAAACAAGCACGAGCTGCCTACGCAAGTGGGTACAAAGGAAAGAAGCGTGGCGGCAAGAAAAAGAAGGGGTAAGAAAAAAGATCCAAGACTTGTCAGAGCAAAAGTCGCAGGATTCAACAAACCTCGAAGAACTCCTGGCCATCCTAAAAAGTCACATATTGTAGTGGCAAAAGTTGGCGATAAAGTAAAAACAATTCGATTTGGTCAGCAGGGAGCAAAAACTGCTGGCAAGCCAAAGAAAGGCGAAAGTGAAGCTATGAAAAGAAAACGAGCATCGTTTAAGGCTCGTCACCGTAAGAATATAGCAAAGGGTAAGATGTCAGCAGCTTACTGGGCGGATAAAGTCAAGTGGTAAAAAGACTGCAAAAAGATTCACATTATAACGAATTTGATTTAGATGGAGATGGTACAGTTTCCGACGACGAAATAAAACGATCTCAAGATATGCTTGAAATCGAGCTTCGAGAAGAAAAGTCCGAAGCTCAAAAAAGAATGGCTTGGGTAGCAATGGGATCAATGATAGTGTTCAGTGCAGCACTCTTTACTCCTTTTGTTGCTGAAAGTCGTGTAGCAGCACTAGCTGATTTACTCGGGCTCTTTTACATTGCCCAAGCAGGTGTAGTTGGTGCTTATATGGGTGTCTCTGCATGGATGAGTAGAAAATGAGAATAAAAGATCCTCTATTTTTAGAATACTTAAACAAAAACTTTGAATATAGATACGACAAGAACGAGTATGGAGTAAGAGACGCTTGGTATGTGATGAAGCACGTTCCTTATCATGGGGACTGTGAAGATTATTCTTTAACTTACTTATGGAACGTCTGTGGAAAAAGTTATTTGAAAATGTTTTTTAGTCTTATATTAGGTAAGTCAAAAATATGTTTTTGTAAAGTAAGAGGCGAAGGACACGCAGTTCTTCGATATAAAGACGAATACTTGGATAACATTCAAAAGAAATGGTGTTCCAAAGAGTATCTTGAAGAACGAGGATATGATTTTCATAAGTCACAATTTTGGTGGAATGTTGTTGCAGTAAAACTAGTACAAGGATGGTACTATGGCTATTCAAATAAGCCGCGCTGATATCGTATCAGACTATTTTTTAGATTATTCAGAAGCAGATAAGTTTCTCAAACTACCCATTGAGCCTTATCTAGACTTACTCAATATTACTGCCTTACCTTCTCAGGTAGCAATAATAAATGGGACAAATAGTCCGAAGTATCGATTTGTTTGCGCAGCTATCTCTCGTAGACAAGGCAAAACTTATATCGCTAACATAATTGGTCAACTTGTATCATTGGTACCAAATTCCAATATTCTAATTATGTCTCCCAACTATGCGCTCTCACAAATTTCCTTCGATCTACAAAGAAATCTAATTAAACACTTCGATCTTGAAGTAGTACGCGATAATGCAAAAGATAAAGTTATCGAATTATCTAATGGATCTACTATTCGAATGGGTTCAGTAAATCAAGTAGATTCTTGTGTTGGTCGCTCCTACGATCTCATTATTTTTGACGAAGCAGCATTAGCAGATGGAAAAGATGCTTTTAATGTTGCACTTCGTCCTACACTCGATAAAGATAATTCAAAAGCATTATTTATTTCCACACCGCGAGGACGCAATAACTGGTTCTCCGAGTTTTTTGACAGGGGGTTTAATGATGAGTTTCCGGAATGGTGTTCTATTCGTGCGACTTATAAAGATAATCCTAGAATGTCTGAAACGGATATTCAGGAAGCTAGAAAAAGTATGTCCGAGGCTGAGTTTCGACAAGAATATGAAGCTGACTTCAATACTTATGAAGGCCAGGTCTGGGACTTCGACTATGAAAATTGTACGGGCTCCTTCCAAGGTCTCGACACCACCGGCATGGATGTATTCGCCGGGCTCGATGTTGGATATCGTGATCCGACAGCCTTTTGTGTAATTGCATACTCTTGGGATGAAGAAAAGTTTTTTGTACTTGATGAGTACTTTGACTCAGAAAGAACAACAGAGCAACATGCAGCAGAGATAAGAAGAATGATTGATAAGTGGGATCTTGATTACATTTATATAGATTCTGCAGCACAGCAAACACGTTTTGACTTTGCCCAAAATTATGACATTTCTACTGTGAATGCAAAGAAGTCAATTTTAGACGGCATTGGCCATGTAGCCGGTGTTGTAGACAATAATAGACTCATGGTCGATCAAAAATGCCAAGAGGTATTATTGTCTCTTGACCAATATCAATGGGATCCAAATCCGAATTTGATGAAAGAAAAACCAAAACACAACAGAGCATCTCATATGGCGGATGCTCTCCGCTACGCACTTTATTCATTTGAGACCTCAATGACAGGCTTTTAAAAGAGACCTATTCAAAAATAATGTTTGACAAGATATCTTAATTATACTAAAATTACGGGTAAATCGAAATGGACTTGAAAAGAGACATCGTAAAATACATAAGAGATAAAGCAAAAAATAAGTATGAAAAAGGCACTGAGTGCTACATTTGCGGTTCTTCGGAACAACTTGATTTTCACCACTTTTATAGTTTAAGTCCTTTGGTTCATAAGTGGGTAAAAGAGAACAATCTTCTTCCCGAAAATATACTTGCTTTTCGTGAAGATTTTATAGAGCAGCATTGGGCTGAACTATACGAACATACAGTTACGTTGTGCCATAAACATCATCTACAACTACATTCGATTTATGGTAGAGATCCGAAACTTACAAGCGCAACAAAACAACAGCGCTGGGTAGAGATACAGAGAGAAAAGAATGGCATGGTATGACAGAATGCTGGGGCGAAAGCCTTTAATAGTAGAAAGTGAGGAGAAGTTAAATCCTGCACAACAATACTATGACCATAGAACAGAGCCTTCAAGAGAGCTTGTATTTCGGTATGAGCGAGCGTATGAAGATCTAGAAATTGTCAACAGAGGAGTAAATCTGATTGTTGATGATACTGCGGAAATACCCACAACTGTAGGCCCGCAGATACAAGGACTACAGAATGTAGTAAAAGGCATAAAGAGATCTAAGATTTCTTTACTGTTAAACAAGGAGCCTAATCCGTTTCAAGACATCAGCACATTTCGTCGTAACTTAATTACTGATTTTATACTCGACGGAAACATCTTTATTTATTTCGATGGTGTGCATTTATATCATCTACCCGCAAGTAAGATGGTAATTCATGCAAGTGAAACTACTTATATAGAAAAATTTACATTTAATGAACAAGTAGACTATGGAACCAGCGAAATTATCCATGTAAAAGACAATTCTTTTTATTCCATTTACAGGGGCATATCGCGATTAAAGCCAGCATTAAGAACAATGCAGCTTATGACCTCAATGAGGCAGTTTCAAGATAACTTTTTCAAAAATGGAGCAGTACCAGGATTAGTACTAAAAACTCCTAACACATTATCAGAAAAGATTAAAGAACGAATGATTCAGTCTTGGAGCATTCGTTATAAGCCAGATGCGGGAGGGAGAAGACCTCTCATATTAGATGGTGGTATTGAGATTGACCAAATAGCAAATGTCAATTTTCGAGAGTTAGATTTTCAAGAAGCAATTGCTGAAAATGAAAAGATAATTTTAAAAGCTCTCGGTATTCCACCGATTATGTTAGACTCTGGCAACAATGCGAACATTCGTCCAAATATGCGTATGTATTATTTGGAGACTGTACTACCTATAGTACGAAAGCTAAATTTTGCACTAGAAAGGTATTTTGGATTTGAAGTAAAAGAGGATATTACCGATATTCCTGCACTTCAACCTGAGCTTCGAGATCAGTCACAATATTATTCTGCGTTAGTAAATACAGGAATAATATCTGCAAACGAAGCAAGAGAACATTTAGGATTTGAAGCAGTAGAGGGCTATGATGATCTACGTGTTCCAGCAAACATTGCTGGAAGTGCTGCAAATCCCGATGAAGGCGGTAGACCCACAGAAGGAGATGAAGATGGCGAGACTTAGAGTCCGAAATGAAATATTAGAAGCAATCGGAATGTTTATGCTAGAGAAAGGAAAAGTTCTTGAAAAGCGTCAATATGATGAATTTGCAAATGAAGTGCCAATGAAATCTGGAATGGCACTTAATCATTTTGGAAGCTGGTCAAGGCTTCTAGGTACTTTAGAAGGAACTTTTCCTGATTTGTGGGCAGATATTAAGAAGGCAGAGAGTCCTCCGCCTCCTCCCCCGCCTAAGCCTGAAGCGCCAGCAAAGAAGACAACTCTGTCTACTAAAAAGCCTTCAGTCAAAAAGGAAGTATAATGAATAAGATTTTTAACTTAACTTCTACTTTCAAGTCCCAATCTGTCGAAGATGGCAGTGTAATGATTCGTGGTATGGCAAGCACTAACGACTTTGATCGTGCCGGAGATACTATTTCTCCCGATGCGTGGGCAAAAGGCGGTTTGCGTAACTTTGAAAATAATCCAATTATTCTTTTCAACCATGATTACAATAAGCCAATTGGTAGAGCTACTGGGCTCAAAGTAACTCCAAATGGTTTAGAGTTAGAAGCGAAAATTAGTAAGTCTGCACCGGAAGGTGTATGCGAATTAGTTAAAGACGGTGTCCTTGGAGCCTTTTCTGTTGGTTTCCGAGTCAAGGATGCTGATTACTTAGAGGAAACCGACGGATATAAGATAAAGGACGCTGAGTTGTTTGAAGTGTCGGTTGTTTCCGTACCCTGCAATCAAGCAGCTACTTTCTCTCTGGCGAAGTCATTCGATTCTGAATCAGAATATGAAGACTTCAAGAAAACTTTCACCAATCGTGTAGATCTAGCCGGTCAGTCTCTGGCTAAGGATGATAAATCAGAAATAGCTAGTGAAACACCGGACGGGGCTAACGCCCAAAAGGAGATCAAAATGTCGGAAGAAGTAAAAACTCCCGAAGTCGACTTGGAAGCATTTGCTAAGAAGGTGGCAGAAGAGACTGCTGCTAAAATTGCAATGAAGCAAGCCGAACAAAAAGCTGCAGAAGAAAAAGCAGCACAAGAAGCTCAAGAGCAGGCTCAACTAGAAGCCGAGCAAAAAGCAGCTCAGGAAGAAGAAGTTAAGCAAGCTATCGTAACTGGTGTTGAGTCAGGTACTGAGAAGCTTATGGAAGATGTTCAGAAAGAGCTTACTGCTCGTAACTCTGACATGGAAGAAACTCTTCAGAAGTATAAGAAAGAGCTTGAAGAAAAGACTGACGAAATCGCTAAGATGCGTGAGTCTAAGCGTGTATTCGCTGATCGCTCTACTAAGTCTGAAATCAGTGCCTTCGGACAAGATTTCTTGAGCGCCCATATGTTGGGTGTAATGACGCAGAAAGGTTGGAATACTGACTTTGCTCGTGATGTTCAAGAAAAAGCAGGTATTGACTATGCTACAAACGCAGCAGACATCGATCAAGAAGTCTCTAGCTTGATTGAAAAGGAAATCATGAATGAGCTAAAAGTTGCTCAATTGTTCCGTGAAATTCCTGTAAATGGTAAGTCAACGGTTCTACCTATCCAAGTAGACACCGGTCTTGCAGAGTTCGCTACTAACGCTACTTCCGGTAACTTGGAAAATCGTGGCGCATCAGGCGGCGCTGTAGATACTTACAGACCTAAGCAAGTCATCTTGAATGCTCATCGTTTGATTTCAAGCACCTTTATGGACAACGAAGTCGACGAGCAAGTACTCATCAACTTGATGCCTATGCTTGTTGAAGGCGTAGCTCGTGCACACGGTCGTGCAGTAGAGAGCGCTATTCTGAATGGTGCTGGTAGTGTAACTGGTCTTGACGGTGTTGCAGCAGCAGCTACCGCTAAGCATGATATTGATGGTGCTTCTGTAGCATCAGGCAACTTTGCTACCATGACCGCTGCTCAACTCCTTGCAGCACGTAAGGAAATGGG